GTCTTTATGCTATAGGTATTCTTGGTCTGAATCTACACAAAGTATACCTACTGGAGTCTCTAACTTAACTCAATTACCAGGATTAACAGCTAGCTGTCCTACGATCGGTACAATTGACTGTGGTACTACTGCTTCTTACTCTGGAAACAGCGAGTTAAATATATACGGTGTTACTTTATCAGATTTAACTGGCACGGTGAGTCTGACCTTTAATACAAACGGAGTACCAGCTAGATTTAAGGTAGTATTTGATAATGTTGAGGTTATTAATACTGGGTTTAGAGGTGATACAAGATATAACGGAGCACTCATAAATATTGGTTATGGTGCTATTATTGGGCCAAGCTCAGGAGTATTTTCGTTTAATAAATCATCTCCCTCGACGACTGCACTTGTTTATATTGAAACTCCTATAAGAGGATCTGAATATTCGTTTAATGTAGGCTGTCCGTTATAGTCTACCTAGAGAAGCTTCTACAGTTAGATCATGCTTCATAGAGTGAAATCTTTCATCGATGTATTTCTGAAACGCTAGTGGCTTAATCCAGCAATCATCGCTATCCCCTAACCCGATCTCCTTACATTTTTTCGAAACTTGCTCAATTCCTTCAAGTAGACAAGCCCATCGCGTCATTTCATCAATAGTCATTTCATGCGTTTTACCATTTTTTAGTTCAAATTTAATTGTATTCATATATTATATAATATATTTTATCTAAGTTCCTTTTCCTTAATTTTTGTAAAAGCGTTTTCTAAATTAAGCGGTTCTGTTAGTAAAACCGAATTAAATACCACCTCAACTCTATACTTACTAGAGCATTTTTCACAAGTAAATATAGCATCTGTAACGTCAAAATATGGTATTGAATCGTTCTTGACTCCGCATGGACATTCTACCCTTACTAAACTACGTTCTGCTATTTCGTTTATAACACTAATATGTTCTTCTTCTATACGACTAATATTATTTTGTCTAATTAAACTATACACATAAAACAAAATAATTTGCAATAAAAATACTAGAGTAGTACCCTGTAGGAATCCTAAAAAATTGGATAATGCAAAGCCAAATCCAATACTTATAATTACCGTAATTAATAGTGATACTAAAACGGTCGAAATAGCGCTTTTCATTATTTAATTATAATTTACAAAGATAAAATATCCAGCTGTTGTGGTATTTCTACTGTTATTTTATGGTTAATATCGTCTATTAAACTAATAAGACCGTTCAAATGCAGTTCACTGACAGACGGATCGTTCTCAGCTTGAGTAATAAATCCCCTTATTTGTAACATTGAAACAAAAACATTTGCTAATATTTGATTGGTCTGCTCTAAAGAATAAGGTAAAATAGATTCAGCTTTACTCTTTGCTTCCTCCTGTGCTGCTATATCTAAATGAGCATGAGTATTGCTATCATGAGTAATAGGTGCTTGTGCAACACCAACACTATAAGGAAATCCTGTGTTATTCATTTAAAATATTTATCTCTAGAATAAATAATTTTATGACTAAATTTGAAAGTAGATTCCATAAAGTTATTAACGAGCAGGATTTAGAAAAGAAAGCAATGACTGCTTCTCTTGATAAAGGTACTGATCCTAGCGAATTCGATGTAGATACTACATCTGTAGATTCTGCTGCTGCTGATTTAACGGCGCAGGCTGCAAAAATAAAATCTGCACAGTCGATAGCTATGGCACAAGAGCTTCAAGGTTGGGTTGAAAGATGTGATGAGTTTTTAGAGTTTTTAAATGGTACAAGCGGCGAATCTATACAGACAAGATTAGCTAATGCTGAACCAGATACTATATTTGATAGAATGAAACAGTCAGAACAGCGTAAAATTGCTCGCGTAGCTACTGAACTTGCTGCTTTAACTGAATCATTTAGAGGGTATATATCTCAAACTGAAAATCCTGCTTTTAAATACGTCTAAACTTTTTAATTTCAGAAAGCTTAATAATACCTTCGAGACCCTCGAAGGTATTTTTTTGTATAAAATTATGATTTATCTCATTAACATTACACTTTATTGCAATATCGTTGAAATCTTTAAATTTTGTACCAAACTTTTCAGGCCATATAAAGACTCTTTGATTTTGTTTGAGTAGAGTCTCTGATTTACTTAAAGAAGCATTATCAATCCATTGCGAGTCTAACACCCATACTTTTTCATAAAACTTAAGAGTATTATCAATCTGTTGTTTTTGTCTTAATGTAAAGGATTGTTTGCCTTCTGTAATACCTGCAACTGCTACACTATTTTTTGTAAAGAAGGCATTTAAGGGACCTTCAAAAATATAAACTGTATCATGGTCACTGCTTACTTGATCTATATTAAATAAAGTTTTTTCAGCTCCAATCTTAGAAAGGTACTTTGGCTTAATTTTACCGTCACTAGGTAGAATTGTTCGTGATTGATAGAATTCAATATCGCTACTCTCGTTATTAAAGGGAATAATTAATCTATTTTTATGAACCCTGTCAGTAAGCGACAGGTATAAGTTCTTTGGTTTATTAATAGCGGTATTAAGCTTTCTAGATAATATAACCTGGTTACAGATTCTTACTATATCATTACCCTTATAGTAACTAACTTGATTTTCATCATTAAGATTTATGCAATCTACTGGTAAGGTAGAAGGTTTAAAGTTTTTCTTGCTTATATTAGGCTCTTCTAACGCAGTATTTGATTCTGGAGAGAATGCTTTTATCTCTTCAATAATTTCAAAATCACTCTTACCAGACACCTCACGTATCCAATTAAAAGGTTTACCAGACCAGCCGCAGTTATGACAATATATGTTATCATTCTCAGGAATATAATAACATCTTCGTTTTTTTCCTAACGACTTACCCTCTCGGCATATCGGACACGAGCATTGATAGGTATCGTTAAACTTATTTGTCTTCGGGTAATATCCAAGCTCGAAAAATTTTAAAACTACATATTCTCGAGGTATAGCTATCATACAAATAGAGATGCTAATTTATGCTTAAGAAAAAACAACGTATGCCAGGTCTCTTTTTTCTTAATAATAGAATTAAACTTTCGCTCTTCACACTCTACTAAAAAACTCGACCAACTTCTACCAATATCTATACCTAACTGATCTCTATAATATTCCGATTCTTGATCTTCATAAGTCAACCTACACAAGTTAAAGAGATTATAGTTGCGATTATACGTCGATTCTTCTTCAGGTGTCAGTTTAATATCACCCTTTAAAAATTTCAATGCTTTTGCTTTTCCAAACACTCCCGGTACATTATCCGATTTATCACCTACTAGACTCTTAAAAACTAGCCACTCAGCTGTATTGCTGCTCCCTGTTTTTTGCTCGAAGTTTTCTACTGTACATTCTTCTTTACGGATTGGATCGTAAAGCGTTACATTAGAATTAACAAGTTGTAAGAAGTCTTTATCTACTGAAATTATAACCTTTTTACCTTCTATAAATCTGCAAATATAAGATACTATATCATCGGCTTCAAGCTGTCTCGGAAAAATAGACGGTATACCTAAGTAGCTTAATATCTGCTTAATTGAATTATTATTTTGATGTGGAGACGTATCAGACGATCTATTACCTTTATAATCTTCAAATTGTAGTTTGCGGTCGTTGACTTGATAATCTATTTTCTCATCCCAGACAAAAATAGTTTTATCCGGATTAAATTTAGTCACATATGAAAACACAGCATTAAGTGTAAAATATATATGAAAATTATTAATTTGGTCTTGTGTATCAGTATTAGTTCGCTTTGATTGAGTTTTCGCTGTCCAATACGTTCTATGAACTAAATTGTTACCGTCAATTATTAGAGTTTTCATTTTTTTGATATTGGGCCTCTATTACGCTTAAGAATTGCTTAGGCACTCTTTCGACATACTCTATTATATGATTGTTCATTCCAAAAATAAACTTATCTTTTGGAATATTTCTATTCTTCATTAAAGGAATAGATAAAAATTTATGAAACATGAAGTCTGTAGAAATATAGACTAGCATCTCACCGGCATAGTCTCCTGTTTGTACTGCATACGCGTTACCTATTTGCAGTTTTAATGGGTCTTTTTTAAATATCTTCATAATTATACATGCACATGGTAAAGTATTTTATAAAGAGCGATTTAAGTGCCTCATTTTCCATTTCTGTTTTATGAGATCTTAAAATAACTGGAGATCCTTCCATATCGTAACCGATTAAAATAAAGTTATTTAAAAATTCATCTAAAGTACCGGCTAAAGCAGAAGATAACTGACGCTTGCTAACTTTTTTCTTTTTAAAGTCAACGTTAGTTTTAAGAGCATCTTTTATTAAGTTTTTTAGCTCTTGATCTGCTTTATCCTCGGGTAGATCTTCCATTGATATATTTAATCAACGTTAATAACACGCTGACTGACTCCTCGCTCAATTAGTGTAGTAATGACTACTTCCATTGAGTTTGTTTTAATGGAGAAGTTTCTCGGAAAGAGTTGTCCACCATCACTAAACTCAAACATAACATCGCCACGAAAGTCTTTATTTTCATAGCAGGTTATAAAGATAGAAGTATTACCAGGATCTACTAAAATAGTCCATCTACGCGTATCACCCTGAGTGTATTCATCAAAAATTTTATATGTTATAAACTTATTATCTTTGAGTCTTTTTATAAAGTAGCTCTGCGTAGTTATTTTATTTTTACGTTGCGTGTTCATTGAGTTAAGGAGGAAAGTATATATTTTAATTTAGTACTGTTATTACAAATATCAAATATAACGACACCATAATCTGTATTAATACTAACATTAATTGTATCACTAATGGTAGCGATTAATTTCAAATTATCTATATTAATAGGTATAGGCTTTAATGTAAAATCTACCTCAGCCAGATTCTGACAAAACACATCAGTATTATGTCTTGAACGATCTGTAAGCTCTGCTTTTAAGCTACCATCTTCAGTAAAGAAGTATACCTTGTTAGTCTGAGTAGCAAAAGAGCATCCTTTCATAATAGACTGTATATTAGCTTTTGTAAGTTTAAAACTTAAATCATAATTAAACCCTTTAATTTTATCTATATTAATAGATGGTTTAGTTAAGAAGCCATCCTCATAAAGATGATACTTAAATTTAACCTCACTGCCATTATATTCTAGGTTATTGCTATTAACAATAAGCTTAAAATCGTCTCTACTAATTGAATCAACGATTCTAGAAAGCTTTTTAAGATCAGGGACGTTACATGTACCAGAATAATTTACACATTCTATTTGATTCTCTGCATAGAGAATAAGCGTGTTATCTTCTGAAGCAACGACTGATGTGAGTGTCCCTGGCTCTCCTTCGATAGCGGAGATAATTGCTGAGTCATTGACTTTAGAGATAGCGTCAACGAACTCAGCAAACTCACTCCTTTTTTGAATTTTTATTTCTCGCATTTAGTTTATTTTTTTCTTCTAGAATATTACCGATACGTTGTAAGTTCAAGCTAATATCTTTTAGAGTATATATTAAATCACTAGTAGCTACAGGCGTCTCAATCTCCTCTTTTGGACCGTCAAATGAAAACATTAATTGATCCTCTTGTGGCGCAGGTACTGGAGCAGCAAGACCTTCCTGCACAGGTTCGTAATATACCGGTTCTGGCTGTACAGGTGGTTGATGATTATCTTGATATCTAGCTACTGGCTGAGCAAGAACCTGTGCGAATTCATTCTGAATAGATTGACTCACAGGTTTTACGAAATTAGACTGACCAACAATCATTTGGTCAGTCTGTTTCGCTTGCGCATGTACAGTACCTAGAAATGCTAGCATTGCTTGCTTTTCTTCTTCTGTCATAATTTATAGATCTTTTAGGAGTTCGTCAATCTCATCATCAATAGAAGCGCTACTTGAAGATACTACAGGCTCTGTAAATGTAGCATGCTCAACTACGCGCTGCTGAGGTTGATTTTCAATCTTAGGTGATGCTTGAGCTAGATGAAAGTGCTCATCGAGCATAGTCTTCAACTCATCATATGACTTAAGAGTAAAGACCTTACTAAGATCAAAAACCCCTTTATAGATCTTCTCCTGCTCATCATCTGTTAGATTAACCTTGCCAGATGAAGTAAATCGCGAAGAAACATACGTAGGATACTCGCCTTGATTCTCAACCTTAATTTTAAAGCTTACACCATTAGGACCGAGATCAAAGATACGAGGTCCGAATTCTTCTGCATCTTCACCTTCAATTGCTTCCATGATAATTTTATGCAATTGTTTTCCATATCTAAGAAGCTTAACCTTACCGTTATTATCTGAGTTAGTTGGATCGTCAATCACATATGCATTAACGAGAAACTTTTCAGTGCGTCTAATAGCTGCTACTTTTTCTTTCTCTTCGTCTGTACCGGTTCTAAGAATACGAAAACGCTCTTCAGCAACTGGATCTCTCTCACCAAAAGTAGAAGGAGATAGCGCTTGAACGTATTGACCGTTTGCAAAAGATACCCATCCGTGCGTGTAATAATGGAAGAATGTCTTTGAAGGATCCTGCGCGTAAGGCAAGAGTCTAACTGTATACGTATTACCAGGTGTTGTTTTTAGTATTTCTGTGTATGTATTATTTCCAGCATCCTCATTTTTAGCGAGAGCTGCCTTAATCGATTGAAACATTGATGTATTAAATGTACTCATAATGTAAATAAATTATAGTATATTACTTTGCAAAAATCAATAGTTTATCTTCGATAATTTTAAACGCTTCTCTGGTTACTACTTTTAATCTTTTTGACTGTTGAAATAAAATTCTTGTCTCGTTTGCAAGCTTATGAAAATCTTTAATATAAAAATCTAATAACTCTGGCTCTACTTGATTGATAACTCGATCAGCATTGAGACCGTGTATAGAGTGAAAGTTAATTTTATGATCACGTAGATGCTGTAACATGATAGGTGTCGATCCGTTAATTAGGGTTTTGTACTCACTAAGCGTTAATTTATTTTCTTTACAGAACTTAAATATAAAGCTACAGCATTTTTTTGCATGCTCTATTGCTTCGTCACTATCTGGGTTTTGCGTTTCACGCTGCTTGCAGTAGATAGAATAACATTTAATAGCCTTGCGTGTAGTATAAAATTGTATATCGAAATAATTATCAGGTCCATAACATTTATAGGGAGCAATAAAAAAGTCAGTAGGTGTAATATTATTGTTTTCGGAAAAAAACAAACTGAGCTTTTTTAATATTAGTTCTGTTGTAGGATCGACTTTGCTAAAGTCTTGTCTCAATCTAAAGGGTTTATTTTTTGCTGTCCTGCTAGCTATTAAAAAGCTATTATAAATTAATTTTTCCTTTGCGGTTATTTGCATGCTCGTTTTTTACTATTAATATATTTTGTAATATATTTGCTCTTTGCAATAGTAGGGTCAAATTCTAAAAAGAGTTTTACAATCTCAATATCTGAATCTATACTTATTAACTCTTTTAGTATAAACTTTAAATCTTCATTTTGCAAGACAAGCAAAAAAACATTTTGAAGTGAAAGCTTCTTACCTTTTAATAAAGTACAGAACGTACAAAAAGAAAGCAATATATGCTCACTTTCTTGATCCATTATATACTGCGAGGGTATTAAATCTTTGGTGTAGTGCATGCTTGAAGTGTTTTGGTAAATTTAAGAAACTTTTCTGTTATTTTGCCGGCTGCAACATCAACAGATAAATTTTCACAATCTCCGTCGCATAAAAGCTTAGCTAGACTGCATAAATCAATACTACATATTGTTTGATTGCGCTGAAGTAAAACTTTCTTTTCAGAAAGAATAACAATTATACATATTGCAGCTCTTAGCTTGGTGAACATATAACTGAACAACTCATCATGATATTGTTCCGAGAAACAACTTACAACCTTATAATCTTTAAGATTGCCTTGAAAGAATAATATATTATCTAATGCTTCCTTATACTTTAAAAGGTATATTTTTATTTCATTAAGCTCACTAATAGTAAAATCTCGTTTACCTGTACGAAACGATTTTACGTTGGATATTAATGCATTGTTAGCATGCGGATACGATGAATTCACTTGGAATATTTACCGCAAAAAGGAACTTAATCAACTTCCTAACATACTTAATGCGTTAAATGCGCTATCTTCACCTACTTCAATAGTTTCTTCTGCCTGTGTTATAGTAAGAGTTGTGTAATCAACTCTCATAGGTTGAGTATGACCTCGTGGACCGTATCGATTCTTCATCATACCAAGCCTAATAATACCCAAGTCACGATCTTCTTCATTTTGATAAATCGAGACGATGACATCAGCTGTTGCAGCTAGTCCAACTGATTCTGAAATTGTAGCTAGATCGGGATTATCGGTATTAAATCCTGATCTATTAAGCTGCGTTGCAGATATAATAGGACAGTTAAAGACATAGCTCATAGCTCTAACCTGCTCCGTTACATTTTTAATTCTTTCGTAAGAGTTTGATCCAATCGGTGAGTGTAATAAGTTTAAGTAATCTAATACTATAGCATCTATAGCAATACCCTGATCAGTTATCTTTTTTACAAACGCTTTGAGTTGGTTGGGAGTTATAGTCGATGGTGGAAACTCTTTAATAAAAATTCGACCTTTGTTACCCTCTTTTTGTTCTCTAATTGCTTGTCTAAGTGTAGGTGTATTATAAGTAAGATCTTTAAGTGGTATTTTACTTACATTTGAACACAATCTACGCGCATAAAGTAGTTCTGACATCTCAAGTGAGATGAGTAGCACGTTTTTACCCTGGTTAGCCATATTAGTAGCTATATTACCCAGAAAAATAGACTTACCAATGTTTGTTTCGCCAGCAAAAACGTATAAAGCTCGACCATTCTCTAGAAATCCACCGTTGAGAGCATCATCTAGCCACGGCCAAGTACTAGGTATCGACTTTTGTACACTACTAAGATCGTCAATAAGCACTTCAATGTCATTATAAAGATCGAATCCGAGATCTGTTACTAGATTTATATTACATGACTTCTCGAATTTGTCGAGCATAGCAGCAGTATCTATTGATCCTTTAGTTATATCACCAGCAATTTCAAGCATGGTGTTATAAACTGCTTTTTCTTTTATAAACTGCTCTGTATTTTCATATAGCTCATCCTTATCTACGTTTTTATCGATATCAGCGAAAGATGTTACAAGTGCTTTAAACGAATCTTTTAATTCATCTGTCGTTAGGTACGATTTTACTTCAGTAATTGTAGGGAGCTTATTTCTTTTCTCATGAAACTCTGAAATAATAGTAAAAACCTTTGAAATATTCTTATCTTTAAAGAATACAGGCTTAATATGATCAACAATAGATGCTAAATACGTAGAATCTGAAAGAGCTTTATAACAAACAACCTTTTCAAAATAATCAAGATCTAATTTACTCACTTTCTTATAATAATATTATTCATTTATAAATCTACTATTGACTAAATATTGTTGTAGTTCGCGGACTCCTACCTCCCAACTACACTATTGTTATGAATGCAAAACAACAGCTTAAAAAAATTTCTAAAAGAACAAAGCATCCATTTAAGGTAGGAGACAAATTACAAATTATATATTAAATTACAGCTTATTGCGCCATTTGTTAAGGAACCATTCTTGTCCCTCATTAAACTCTGATGTAAACTCTTTCAGTCCTGGAGATGCATGAGTAATAATAATATCTGAGACACCGAGCTTAAATCCTGCTTTATGGCAGGAAAGACTATAATCTAGATCATAAAAATGAAATCCAGCCGGATTTGATTCATCAAATCTGACTTGCGTAAAGACCTTTTTACTAATACATAAAAATACACCATCTAATAGAAGAGTTCGCTTTGGATAGGGTCCGAAAAACGTCATTGATTTAGTTTTTTCATCGCCATGAGCTACAGCACCGTGTAGATTCCCTGATCCAAACCCTCCACCCATGATATGCCAGAGCGCTGGCTCTTGTAACTTACATTCTGTTGTGCCTGCTACCCCGATAACATCGAATTGATTCATTATTGACGGTAACTTATAGGTTAAATCTGATTCTATGATAACATCATCATGACAGAGTACTAAAAAATCGAAATCTTCCTGTATAGCAAAATCTATCGCTTTGTTATAAACAATAGACAATGGATCTTTATTATTTTCTTTAAAAATAAACTCATTATAAGCAGAATGATTATTAGCTAACAGAGTTTTCTTCCTGTTACCCTTTGTTGCTGAAAAATAAAACGTTTTCATAGGAATAAAAATGGTGACTTTACTTCAAAATGATTTACTACCTCCCAAGTTGTGTTGTCTTTAAGCATTAATATGATTCCTTCCGGTACTACCTTAAATCCTTCGCCTCCAAGCGTAGAAAAATCACCGTTATCGTTGTAATGTAGTATAGATCCTTGTCTTGCAAGGTAAATATCGTTACAATCTGTGTCTATAATGCATAAAGCAAAGGTACCTTCAAGAATATTAAGAGCTTTTTTAATAATTTCATGTCCAGGGCACTCTCCTGAGCATTCTTCCGTAAAATGCTGTAGTAAATTAGGAATTACTGCTGTATCTACGGGATTAACATCCCAATCTATATGTTTTGCACGTATTTGTTCATGATTTGTAAGTACGCCATTGTGTAATACCGACCAAGATAGTGATTCGAACGGGTGAGACGTGTCATATGACCATAGTCTCTTAGCAGAAGTAGGTGCTTGTACGTGTCCAACATAATAATCACACGATTCATCTAGCTGAATCTGGTCAAAATCGATTGTACCTTGTTTTTTAATAGTTTGTTGATTGTTATGATCATACAAACTAACAATTCCAGTAGCAAAAGTACCACGTGGTAAGTTAGCAGTATACATAACTTCAAGTTTTGAAGTGTTTTTAGAGCCAATAATCGCACACATTATGTTATTTTACAAGATATTCTCGTTTATCTTTCGGAATTCTCCAGAAAAAATCAATTTTTCCCGTAAGAATGTTTTTTGCAAGTGAAAAATCAGGGTATTCATTACCATCTTCCATCAAATACCATGATTTTCTCTCTTTTTTTGTCTTTTCTATGCCTAAATTCTTAAGAGTTCTCGATCCTAGACCTTTTATTTTAAAAAGATCGTTGTTAGACCTGAATGGTCTATTAGCAATTATACGATCTGCAGCTTTTTTACCAATTCCGGGTAACTCACATAGCTTATTATATGACATTTCATTAAAATCCTTCCAATTTAAGTCCATAATGTATAAATATGTTATATGAGTTCTTTCAATAATCTACTCTCCCGTGCATTTTTATTATCTGAAGCAAAGGTATCCCCCTATGCTAGTGCTCACCCATCTTTTGGAGCGATTACTTCGAAGATGAGAGCTGGAGGTTTAAGTTCTGCCCCACTTGATACGATTAAATTTATTCGTGAGGTTCTCTATTACTTAGACATTATTAATGACGAAGAGCTTAACTTAATAAAGCGTTCTGATGGATTTACCGGTAAAAAGCAGGCAATGTTAAGTGTATTGAAAGCAAAACAACAAGAAATAAACGCTAAAACGCAGGAAATAGCTGATAGAGTTACATCAACCCTTGATGATTTTATTAATGGTGTAGGTGCAAATAGAGGAAGAGAAGAAAAATATGCTGCACAAGCAGCTGCTCAAGAGATGGCGAGTCAAATGAGACAGGCTAAATCAGGTAAAGAGATGGACGATGCACTAACAGATATAGTTAGCGATGAAGCAGTAACAGTAAGAACTTCTGTAGCAATGACACTTATTGATATTCTCAAAAATGCAAATGAACCAGATTTTAACATTGATACAAAAGCGTTGGATGAAGTTATTTCTGACTCGAGATCAATAAGGAGTATAGCGTCATTAAAGTCATTTGTTAATCAAATTTCTAGCGATCCTAGAAAAACCAAAATTGCTGCTTATTTATCAGCTATTATTAAACCTATCTCACAAGGTACAGAGGACGAGGAAATGCAAGAAGATGCAGAAGATGATTTTGATTTAGGTCAAAGCGAAGATTACGATCCTGGTTATAGTGAACTACCAGATCGCGAACTTCAAGCGTTCGCAGATGAATTAGGATTTACAGCAACAGAACCAGGACCTAATACTTATAATTCAAAAATGTATGAAATAGAAGATCTTTATGTTTCAGAAGATGGTGCAGTTTATTTAGGTAAATATAATAATCCTCGCTTTCCTTATTTTGTAGGTTATGAGTACGGCCGTGTTAGTGCAGATTCACCGAGTAAACTTGAAGAACCTATTAGAAGAATACTCGCTGGAGAAGATCCTGAAGATGAATTTCTCACCGGTGAAGATCCAGAAGAAGAAGAATATAAAGCATCTAAAGCTGATATAAATAATGACGGGGAATTAGAGGATTGGGAAAAGGGTCTTGCTAAAAAAAGAGGATTTGAGAATGTACCAGTTACAGAAAACTATACATCAATGTATTTGACTGAGCAGACTAAAAAGGATAGTATATATCACCCTAAAAAAGAACAAAATCAGTCATTTAAAGATAGATACAAGCCTAAAACTAGTTGGCAGCTTGAAGAATTAAGACGTTACGGCATGTAATTTTAACCTAAACAATAAATAATAATATGAGCAAAAAGTCAGAATTTTATAACTTAGCAAATCTTTATTCGTCGGAGATTTTAAATGAAGGATTTTTAGGTAGAACAGCAAAAGGAGCTGTTAAAGGAGCAGGAGCTGGAGGTTTAATAGGCGGTGCATTAGGTATCATGAAAGGTGGCATGGGTGGAGCTCTTGGAGATGCTATAGCTGGTGCAGGTACTGGCGCTTTAATGGGTGGAGCTGCTAATGCTGCGCTTGGTCGTGATGATGATGAAGAGGATAATAATACAATTGAAATGACTTTACCAAAAAGTGATATTTCTGATATTTGTAAAGCGTTAAAAAAAGCTCTAGGCGCTGAAGAAGATAGCGAAGAAGAATATTTTGATGATGAAGATGAAGATACACGTATCTTTAGTGATCAAGAAGCTGATAGTATTCTTAAAAATACACCAAAAACTACAACACAGCCAGTAGCGTCGATGACACCAGGTGCTGATGCTCTCAAGAGTCCGGGTGGTAGCATGAAAGATATAGTAAGTCAAGGTGTACGTACTGATCTGGGTCAAAATCCTGCAGGTGTTACTGCAGTAAAGACATCAGAACCTTGGATTAAACAAGCAGTTTCAGATATGCCTGAAAGCCCTATGAAGGAAATTGGACAAAGTTTTGGAGCACCGGCTGCTGATACTGCTACTAGTGCAGCTACAGATGCAGCTGCTAGCGGTACTTTAGAAACAATCAAAAACGCTGCGGGTAATATGAATCCATGGCTTCTAGGCGGGCTAGCTGCAGGTGGTGGATTGCTTGCAGGTAAGATGTTAGGTGGTAAAAAGAAATCTAAAGAAGAAGAAGCAGAGGATGTTAGAGCAGGTATAAATAGTTCTTCTTCTGAAATGAGACTTTCGCCATTTGAAAGACAGATGACAACAGCACCTAATGCTGCACAAAAAGTATCAACCGCTGTCGGTGCACCTGTACCGGGGGCGGCAACTACTGGTGTTGCAACTAATGCTGCTGCGGCTATGCCAGAGGTAGCTAAGACTGCTGGTGCTGAAACAGCTAAGGCGGGTATAGGTTCTACGTTCGGTGATTTAGCTTCTAAAGCAGGAGAGTTTGTCAAGAGCAACCCTTTAGCAGCTGCTGGTATAGGTCTTGGTGGTGGTTATTTAGCGTCAAAGTTAATGGATGATGATGAAGAAGAGGACGGAATATCAAAAACTTTAGAATATTCACGAAATGAAATTTCTTCCAGACTTACCAATGCTCTAAGCTCCTTAGAAGAATTCGACATTAAGAAGGCTCGCGCGGTACTTAAAAACTTAATTAACGATCTATGAAAAATAAATTTAACGAAATTGCTAGCGTCTACGAAAAGCTTATATTAAATGAAGGTGTTCCAATGGTAGGACCTCCTACGCCTTTAAAAATAGTAGGTCAACAATTAGGATCAAAAGCTGGTGGCGTATTAGGTAAAGGCCTTGGTATGGGTGCTGAAGCAATTAAAGCTTTTGCTACTAAAAATCCTGCTTTAGCTGGCGCAGCTGCAGGTGCATTAGGTACAGCGGCGTTAATGAAAGCTAAAAAAGAAGACGAAGAAGATACTGAAGGTGAAGAAATAGAGCTAGATAGAGATATAGCACAAAAAATATTCGATGCTTTAAGTCTAGCTTTAAATGACGAGACTTCAGAAGACGCAGAAGGCTTTGTAGATAAGACAAAAGATGTTCTTAAAAAAGGAACCTATGCAGGGGGCGGTGCTCTTGCTGGTAACTATGTTGGTAAAGCACTCGGAGGACCTGTCGGTGGTATAGCCGGTGGTGTTATAGGTGCTGGTTTAGGAGCAAGAGCTGCTAGATAATAACACAATTTTTTTCTTCATATATCCCATCAAGCTTATCCTGTTGAAGGTACTTGATGGGATCCCTATATCCGGCGCTAATAAAGCCCTGAACTCGCAAACTACTCGACGGTGTAGTAGCATCAGCAAGACCATCCTCGCGGTTACTATAGCATGTCCATGTGTTCTCGAACTTTACACCTAGTCTTACGCCTTCTCGTATGATTTCTGCTTTCGATAGGGAGAGCAATGGAGCTTCAATGAGGATCCTATGTTGTCTGTTGAGAGCTGCTAACTGATTTATACTATCAACGAATTCTTGCGAGCCATCCCAGTAGCCGGCTAGCGAATCTACTTGCGCAGCACCGTACCAAACCGCGTCTGCACCGAGACTCTCCGCGTAAGCACAGCAAATCGTAATAAACATTTGATTACGAAACGGAACATATGAAACAGGTTGTGCATCACCAGCAATTTTACTTATATCAGGATTATCTATATCTAAGTTAGTAAGTGAAGACGTAGGAGAAATATCCTTAAGGTATCTTACATCCAATACCTTATTTGTAAATTTAACATTAGGAAATTTCTCTTCAAGATCCCATTTCTGAAGCGGTACACACTGCATTTCGCGACGATGCCTCTGACCGTAATCAAAAGTAACGGTATGAATTTCTTCATAACCTCTCTCTGCTGCCA